ATCATTACGTTTCTTTGTAGGTCCTGGCTGCTGGCGATGCGGTTCGTGACAATAACCATGCCATATCTATATATATAAACGTGAGTATTACTCATCCCTCAATAAGTGTACCAAATGGTACTCCTTTTGGGACACCAAATATTGGAAACGTGAATGTGTAATTATTTCCGATACTTATAATTATTGGAATATTTAAGTTAGCAAATCTTAACCTAGGAATAGTCGCCCAAAACGTATACTTGGCACATTTTTTGACGCGGATTCAGTTTAGAGATATAAAATCCCCAATAAAAACAGGGGGGTGGGGGTGCAAAATAGAAATTTTGGACCTGGGTCCCCCACACTATTTTTTTAAAAAAAACAATGTACTTTAAATGTCCATACATCCGATGTACATTTTTTGTATATGGTGCAAAAAATAGACAGTATATCTGAAGATTGGGTTGGTATGTGGGACCGTGAGAATCGCGGTTCTATTTGGAATCGTGTTCCTGGCTCATTCCGTGAGGCTATGGATTCGATTCCTGACCGTATTCGCGGGATGGACGAGAAGAAGTTGTTTAAGCGTGCGAAGCCTCCTGATTCATTGCAGGACGCTCGGTTTCGATTTTGGGATTTATTTTGGGCTAATGAGCGTGCTCGTATTCCGATCAATAATGTTTTTATGGGCAACGTGAATGCTTATGAGACTATGATACGTAATCATTACCGTTTGATGTTTTTTCTTACTCCTCCGGCAGATTTTTCATCAAGCCAGAAGTCGATATTGGAGCGGACGATGAAGTTGGTTCGTTCGACTCTTACCGAGGGTAATCTTTACACGACTATCAGGAAGGTGAAGCGAGGCAAGGATGGTAGCGAGGAGGTGACGGAAACTAGGGAGTTGAATGTGAAGGTTTTGGCGGAGACTCGGAAGTTGATGGAGGTTATGTCGGACCGATTGCAGGGTGCCGCTGTCCAGCGCGTCCAACATGCTCATTCTGTTTTGCCTGGCGACCGGATTGGTCAGTTAACGAGTGTGGAGAGTATTTTGGATATTGCCGACGATCGCGCGGTCCCATTTTTGGGTGATGGTGAGGTAGTCGAGTTAGCGGAACGTTTACGTAATGATATTTCAGAGGTGAAGGAGTCTATTGTAGGGATTCCCCCTAGTGCTGATTTATCTGAATTTTTGGACGAGGATCCTGAATTTGAGTGATGACACTCGTTCGATAATCAGGGCTAATTTGCCTCATATTTACGGTTGGCCTTGGTATAGTTGGGCCTGGGATTTTTTCAATTCTTCAAATCGTATGAATTTGTTGTGTGCTGCGAATCAGATTTCCAAGAGTTCGACGCAGATCAGGAAAGCGATTGACTGGTGTACGAATACGCGGAAGTGGCCGAAGTTATGGCCCAATAACCCTGTCCCTAGGAATATGTGGTATTTGTACCCGGATTCCAAGGTGGCGACGGTAGAGTTTGAATCGAAGTGGGTACCTGAGTTTATGCCTAGGGGTCCATTTAAGGATCATCCTGTTTACGGCTGGGATGTTGTTTATGAGAAGAAGCGTATCGAGAAGATCAAGTGGAAAAATGGCGTAACGCTACATTTTAAGACGTATATGCAGAATCCTCAATCCCTTCAGAGTTCGACGGTCCATGCCATATTTTGTTTCCCGAAGGGTACGGAGATATTAACTCGTGATGGTGTTCGTTGTATTTCGACGATTGGTGTTGGTGATGAGGTTATGACTCACAGGGGTTGGCGCAGGGTTAAGAGTAATATGCGTCGAGAGAGTTGTGAGGTTGTGACGCGTAAATTTAGTAACGGTCAGGAATTGACCGGAACGCCGGATCATCCTGTGTGGACGTTGAACGAGGGATGGGTTGGTTTGGGACAGTTGACGCCAGATCATGTTTGCTATAGCGTCCCGCAATGGCGCATGCGAATGATAAAGAGATTGTTTCGTTTGGAGGCCGCTTGTACAAGCGTCTCCCAAACAGCAAAGATAAGCGTTTACGTCGATGCGTTATTTGCGAAACTAATTTCGAGGCTCGCGTGGACCTACAAACCCGCACATGTTCTAAGCCCTGTCGAGGCGAGTTATCGCGAAGAAACCGTTTACAATCTTAATGTAGAAGACGCCCACACCTATTTTTCCCAATCATTACTGGTACATAACTGTGACGAGGAATTGCCAGAAAATATTTACGATGAATTACAGTTTCGTCTTGCTGGTACGGACGGTCATTTCCACATGGTTTTCACGGCGACTTTAAATCAGAAGTTGTGGTGGCAGGCGATGGAGGGATCGGGCGAGGAGGAGAAGTTCCCCGATGCGTTTAAGCAGCAGATTTCGATGTACAATTGCCAGCGATATAGGAATGGATCCAAGGGTGCTTTTGATGATGAGCGAATCCGCAAGATAATTTCCCAATGCAAATCGGATAATGAGGTGAAGCGTCGAGTTTACGGGCGTTTTATTGCGGATACTGGCCGTAAGTATCCGGCTTTTGATCCGAGCCGTCATTTTGTGACTCCGTTCCCGATTGAGCCGGGGAAGTGGCATTTGTATGGTGGTGTTGATCCTGGCGGTGGCGGTGCTACGGGTCATCCTGCTGCGATGGGTATTATTGCGGTTCGTTCGGATTACCGCCTGGCTTATGTGGTTCGCGGTTTCCGAATGGATGGTGAGGACACGACTTCTGGTGATATTTTAAACAAGTTTCGTGAAATGCGCGGTAGTTGGACGTTACGAAATCAGTTTTACGACCAGGCTAGTAAAGATTTCCATATTGTTTCGTCTAGGGCTGGCGAGTCGTTTACAAAATCTGAAAAGAGCCACGAGCTGGGCGAGGATATTGTCAATACTTTATTTAAGAATGACATGTTGTTTATTTTCGATACTTCTGATTTGAGAAAATTGGGCCAGGAGTTGGTTACGCTGCGTACTGATATTGTGAAGCGCAAGGCGGCAGATGATTTTATTGATGGGGCGATCAGGTATCCATGTTGTGGGATCGGTTGGGACTGGACAGCGATAACGGGCGAGGAGAGTGAGGAGTCGAAAGAGGTGAAGGCCGCGTCTAGGAGGACTTTCACGGCGGAAGAATATGATGAATGGGTAGAAAAACAGCGAAGGGGTACGATTGATGCGGAGCGTGAAAAAAGGAACAACCCAGAAAGTCGAGATTCCGCCGCCTGGGATGCGGAGTGGAAGTTTTGGAACGAGCAGTATGGAAGTTGATGCGACGGGACTATGTGCTATTATAAGAGCATGTCAAAAAGCAAAAGTATCTAGCTTGAAATTTGGTGATGTTGAGGTTAACTTTGGTGGAGAACCAATTGTTAACAATGTTTCACAGGAAACATTCCAAATGCAGCGGCCTGAATTGGGCGAGGGTGACGTATCAATCGAATTGAGCGCCGATACCCAGTCTATGATGGAGGACGCCGAGTTGGCCGACATGATGATTTCCGACCCTGAGGGTTGGGAGACTTATAACGTCGATCGTCTCGTTCATAGAAATAGGGCTCCATTAAATGGAAATCGGTGAATTAAACGAAATTTACCAAAAGGCCGAATCGTCAGACCGCGAAGTATTCGCGGAAATGCGATCCAATATTTTGCTTGTCGCTGGCGATCATTATCAGAAGCGAGCTGACCGTTATTTTTCCCAAATCCGCGACAACCGAGACATCTCGGACACTCAAAAACTACGCTTAACGAAAAATCACGTCCAAAAGGTCACTCGTCACTATGAAACGCACTTGATGGAGTATGCGTCGGGTGTAGCGATCAAGCCGCAACGAGATAGCGAGATACAAGATCAGAAATCAGCGGAAATGAATCATTCTGTTTGGCAGGATGGCCGTAACCGCTGGCGCTTGAAGGATAAGGAACGGGAATGGATTGCTGATTACGTCAGAATCGGAGAAGTCGCTGTTTTAATCCGTTGGAATCCTGATATCGGCGAGATTGCCGGTTATGATCCGCTTTTGGATGAACAAACAGACGAGCCTTTGCTAGATGAGTTTGGCCAAATGATGCCTGATGAGGAATCGCCGGTTTTTTCTGGTGGATTTGAATTTGAGCGTTTGTATCCGTTCAATTTGTTGCGGGATCCAGCAGCTAAGAATATGCGCGAGTCTGAATTTCTAATCGTAAGGAAATTGGTTCCGAAAAAAGTAGCGAAATCCATGTACGCGAATGATCCGGATAAGTTAAAACTTTTGACGGATGAAAAAGGCGACGATTTTATAATTTTCGATGCGGTTAAGGGCGGATATGACAGAACATCAGACCAAGTTATGTTCAAGGAATATTATTATCGACCGAGCAAAGAATATCCAAAGGGAAGATTCTTTATCACCACATCTGCTGGAATACTTGAAGAAGGCGAGCTGCCATTCGGAGTATGGCCAATTATATGGCAAGGTTTTGATGAACATGCAACAGCGGCAAGAGCGCGGTCAATTGTTAAGCAAGCAAGACCTTACCAGGCGGAAATTAATAGGGCCGCATCTGCTCTCGGTATGCATCAAATTACGATCGGCGATGACAAGATTTTATATCAATCTGGAACAAAGCTTGCGCCGGGTGCTTTACTGCCTGGGGTTAGGGGTATTAGCTATCAGGGAGCCATGCCAACAATCTTGCCAGGACGAGACGGGTCGCAATTTACGGCCTACATCGACCAGCAAATAAACGAATTATATAATATTACCGACGTTATGGAATTAGGGGCGGAAAAAAATGCCCAATTCGACCCTTTAGCTTTGCTCTATCGTTCCGGTAAGCAAAGGCAGAATCTTTTTTATTACACTCAAAAATTTGAAATGTTTTTGATGGATGTATGCGAGACATTTTTGAAACTGGCCCGCGAATATTATTCTGACGAGATGGCTATTGTAGCCGTTGGCCGTAGCGAGATGGTTAATATGTCTGAATTCCGAAATTCAGAGCCATTAAGTTACAGGATAACTATTGAGCCACAAGACGACACACTGGAAACGAAATTTGGACGCCAGGTGTCTATGATGCATTTGTTGCAATATAGCGGCAAGAATATGGGTCGCGACGATATTGGCATGATCGCTAGGAATATGCCTTTCGCAAATACTGAAGAAATGTTCCAGGATTTTACTCTCGATTACGACAGTGCCAAAAATGTAATGTTGGCACTAGAGCGCGGCGAATTGCCTGATATAGATAAAGAAGATAATCCAGAATATATGATTAAGAAATTGTCTAATCGTATGAAACAACCGGATTATAAATTCTTGCATCCTCAGATCCAGCAGGCATACCAGCAGGCGAGAGGTGCGTATCATCAGCTATTTGCCCAGCAGATGGCTAAAGCGCAGCAAGCTAAAAACGAATTTATTCCTCAAGATGGACCAATGATTGCTTGCGATATGTACGTAGAATCAGACGATCCAGAAAAAGCGCCGAAGCGAGCACGGATTCCACAAAATGCGTTGAATTGGCTGGTCAAACAGCTTGAATTCCAATCCGGCCCGATTGACTCAATGAGTCAGCTTACAGGTGGGGCTTTATCCGGCCTTGCCGAAGCGTTGGCGCAACAACAACAGCCACAAGGGGGAGCCGGACAGCTACCCCCAGGTATGGGGATGCCAGGCCCGGCTCCCCAAGGACCGGCAATGCCAGGACCGGCAATGCCACAGGGAGGAATGATTCAATGAGTGAAGAATTAGAGAATGATCCGTTACCGGACAGTGACGAGATCGAAAGCGAAGTGTCGGACGAGACGGAAATCGAGTCTGATTTAGAGATGATGGATTCGCCGGAAAGCGATGAAGTCGAATCGAGTAATGAAGAATCTATTGAATCGGATGATGAGCCGGAAAGCCCATCAAAAGAAAAATATGATCCTGATTTTACTTATCGCGTTCTTGATGATGAATACGAGATGGATGATCGTATTAAGAAATACATCAAGTCGCCAGAGGACGAGGAATTGTTCCGTGATTTGTTGAGTCGAGCGGACGGCATTGATGGCGTTCGTCAGGATCGGCAGGTTTTACGTGATGATAATTTTCGTTTGATGGAAACGGAGAATACAAGGCAACAAGCCGTCCAGCAATTGCAGAATTTTGTCCAAAAAGGCGATTTAAAGCCATTTATGGATACCTGGGGTATTGACGATAATAAACTCGCTCAATACATGCAGCAGAGAATTCAATTGATGGAATTGCCTCCGGAACAAAGGGCAGCTTTTGAGGCTAACGAACAGGCCAGGCTGGAAAGTATGACTTTGCAGCAACAATACAGCCAACTACAACAGCAGAACTACCAACTACAAGTTAATCAGCTTTCGTCGGCGGTAGATCAGACGTTGAGTAGGCCAGAAATTTCTGAGCATGTTCGTAACTATGATTCTCAAAAGGGGCCTGGCGCTTTCCGCAGGGAAATAGCGGCTTTGGGCGACTATTATTATAAGCAAGGACGCGGGGTTGTTCCTCCGGAACAATTATCCAAGGAAGTGATTAATAAATGGTATAGCCAGCCAATTACTCCTGACCATGCAGCGCAAAATCATCGCGGCGCGGAAAGTCGCCGTCAAAAAGTCGTTGTTATGGATAAAAATAAGCCTACGTTGCCACGGGTTGTTGGTAGCGGGGCGTCTCCGGTAAAAACTGCGCCTAGGTCAATTAGCGATCTGCGTAAAATCTCTGCTGAGAGATACGGGGTATAAAAAAATTTAAAAGGAGTCAATTATGGCTAAGGGTACAAAACGAAATTTTCAGGATATGCTAAATGAGTATCTTCCCAACGAAATGTTGAAAGAAGAACTTATTATGCGTGATTATCTTATCCAGAATGTTCAAAAGGATAATGGATGGCACGGGGGGAAGTTAATTGTCCCTTTCAAGAAAAGCGGGGCTTCATCGGTTAGTTTTAACCAACTGACGCCGGTAGCAGATATTAACCAATCCCAGTATGTTCGCGGAAGTATCGATGATTATAGGGAAGTTTGGGGCAGCTTAATTTTCGATCAGCGCGATTTGCAGGAACATTCAGGTAAGATTTTAGAATCTACTTTCTTGCGTATTTTGCCTGATGAGCTAGAAGAATTTATGGATTACAAGAAAGAAGTTGTATCCATTCAATTCGGAACCGGCCCTGAATTTGCTAGTGTAGTCGCTGGTAATACCGTTCTTGCGAGTGGTGTTTTACAAGTTGATAAAATTGACCGATTCCAAATCGGACAAAAGTTTATGCTGGTAGAATCTGCTGGCGTTGAAGAAGAACAGTTCGTCACATCAATTAATATTGATGATGAAACTATAACGGTTTCATTGACTCCTGGTGGGCCTGCTAACGATTTGACTGCTGGTACTGTTTTCACGGCAGCAGCTAAAGCGTATCATCCGGGCGTTTCTGATGGAGCTGGTAACTTCAATACTTTCATTTCGTTTAAGCAGGCTTTTCTTTCTGCTGCGAACGGCGGGTCATCGACGCTTCATGGCGTTCAAAAAACATCTGCACCAATTCTTCAGGCTGTTAACATCCCAGGCAACTTGATTACTGCTACAAACATCTTGGATGCGTTGTTTGACGCATTTACAGAAGTTCGCAGACGTAGCAAGGGCCGCGCTACTGAGTACCTGATGAGCCTTAAGAATTACGGCTCGGTCATGAAGCAATTAGAGCTTCAAAAAGGTGCTTACCGAGTCGTTGGCGATCCGAAAGAATCGTTATTCGGCTGGATGGAAATGCGGATCGCTAACGTCACAGGGCAGGTTGTAAAAATTGTCGGCATTCAGGAATGGGGCGATTCAGAAATTGCGTTGGTTGACTGGCGCTCGATTACGTTCCGCTCAAACGGCTACTTCAAGAAACGTATCTCCCCAGATGGCAGAGAATACTTTGAAGTGCGAAATCCGTCGGGATATCAATATGTTGTGGACTGTTCTCTGTTTGGCGAGATGGAATATAAGAAGCCTGGCCACTCAGCGATGATTCATTCAATTAATTATTAAGGAGGTGGCTCATGGCTGCATTGACTACACAGGCAGAAGTTGATGATTTAAGAAATTACTATTTTGTTCTTGAAGACGGTACGGATTGGCCTACCAACACGCTTTCTAGCGCGTTGGCTCAGGGCTACAAGGCGCGTGTTGCTTCTTTAGCTCAAAAGCTACAAGACGATTTAGTTGATTTGCTCGACACAGCAGATACAGCGATTTAATCCCGAAGGGGGCTTCTGCCCCCTTTTTTTCACATGGGGTTTTCCACAGTGGGAACATCTACAGGGTTAGCAACGCAGGGTTTAACGACTCAACGCAACGAGTTGTTTAAACAGTACAACATATATGACGTAAACAATCGGTTAGTGACAGTATATACGGCTGGCTACAATGCCATAACCGGAACGGGCTGTACTCGTGTAGACTATACGTACATAAATCCCACATCACCTCAGGTTGAGAAAATGCGCGAATCAAATGACGTATGGGATGCGTCCTACGACATCTAGGGGTAACGGATGTTTACACAACATCACCGGTATCTGATACATAATGGAAACCAACATCCGTATAGGCATAGCCTTACGGAGTTTTTATATTCGCATCCGTCCCTTCCTCCGGGCGAGGTCATAAACGTAGAGCAAGCCATTAATTGGCTCTTTGGTGTGATTTACCCCCAGACACAGGACGCCGTTGCTACGCCTGCGGCTTTGCCTCTGGCCGGGAACACTCTAAACGATTACCGGGTGGTTTTGGACGACGGCGACGGTAAAGCGGCATCCTACCGTTGGGAACAACGGGAAGGTGATGTTGCTCCGCTTTGGTATAAAATATACGATATGGATTGGGGCGAAGATTCTATCCTGTCCAATTTTCTCCTGAAAACACAGGACGTTTATGTTTACCGATTTGGCGTTGACGATCTCGATGAAACCGGTACCCCTTTTGCGGGAGACTTGGCTGGTCAGCGGATTTATGGTGGTGCTACTGCTGGCACTCATCTCCTTCTTTACGCAAACTCAGGGGACGGAACCGGACCCAACACTGGATTTATTCAATTTGGCGATGATAGTCGGCCTCTTGTCGATAGTAGCGTTAGCCTCGGTACTGATCTTTATCGCTTTCTAAATTTCTTCACGGACGAAGCAAATGTTTCGACGATGCAAATACTGGGTGGGTCTATTATTGACTCAACCGGGTCGATTGATTTCTCGACGAACAATCTTAGCACTGACGGCACTGTATCTGTCGGCACTTTATTGCTCGCGGGAGGCTCTATAACCGATGGTTCTGGGCTGATAGATTTCGACGATGAGAACTTAACGACTACGGGAACGGTAACGGCGGATAACGTGCAGGCCCTTGGCTCTGCTAGTGCGTTTTTTAGCGGTACGACGATAGGAACCTTGACGCTTGGCGACGGTAGCATTGTCGATTCTGGCGGTCTGATAGATTTCGACGATGAGAATCTAACGACTACTGGTATCGGTACTTTTGGCCAAGTGGATGTAGATAATCTGAGCCTGGACGGCAATACATTTTCCAGCAGTGCTGGAAATATCATTGTCGTTCCTTTTGCCGACCTACTCGTAAATGCGAATACGTTCATTACTGGGGACCTCGATGTATCGGGCCAAGTGGTAATAGGACCAGCGGACGACCTAGAAATTACGGCGACAACTTTCATCTCTGAAAATGCTTTCACCTTTTCGACGATCGCTGGCGATATAAACATTGATCCGTTTACGGAAGTGGCTAATTTCGTAGCGACCGTTAAGCCGAATGTAGATGACACGTATGACCTTGGCCTACCGGCTACTCGTTGGCAGGATTTATTCCTGAGCGGCGTCATTGGCGACGGGACGAATACCACAGATATTTCGGTAATCATGTCGTTAAGAGATATTCTTGTAGGGGTAGGCGCTGGGGATTCGATTTTCTATGACGGAACAAAATTTGTATCGAGCGCTCCGGATACGGAGATAGATCATGGAGTTATTTCAGGGCTTGCTGATGACGATCACTTACAATATGCGCTTCTGGCAGGACGTAACGGGGGCCAGACCCTTATTGGCGACAGTGCTGCTAGTGGCAATCTTGTTCTTGAGTCTACATCAAATGCGACTAAGGGACATGTACGCTTTGCATCCAATCTTGTACCTAATGCTGACGCTACTTTTGACATCGGCACTTCTGGTTTGCGGGTTGGGGATTTATATATTGCTGGCCAGGGTATAGGTTTTAGGCTTGAGAATACCACGTCGGGCGGGTTGCCAGCGGCATCGGCTTCTAACGTAGGTCGAATTACTTGGGCCACCGATATAAACCAAATGTATGTGGACACTGGCGGGACGTGGAAAAAACTAACTTCAGATAAGCATGTAGTCCAGGACGCTGTAAATTGGGACGGTGTAAACACATCCCATCCTTACGACGTGTCTGCTGATGTTGATGACGCAAGGTTTGCTGTTTGGGATTTCTTAGACAATACGAATAGCTTTCGTAGTGTACAAGGCGCAGTGCTTACAAAAACCGCAACGACAGTGACGGTTACTTTTACGATACCACCGGCATCTGGAACTTATACGCTTGTAGGGGTGGCATAATGCGACTTAGCAGATTATTATTGGGATTGTTAATCACATGGCTTATTCCTTCTTTGTCCTGGGCCGATATACAGGTCCAGGGCTATTTAAATTCCGCAGCTCTCGAAAACCTAGCTGCCGATCCTACTTGCGTACCTGCAACGACATGTCCTGACGGTCGCATCTATTGGAACACGGTAGCGAGCGAACCGCGTATGTGGGACGGTGGCGCTTGGCAACAAGTTCTTATCGGGTCTAGCGTTGTTCCCGATCCACTTCTTTTGGGCAATGGTACTGCTTTAAACCCGACCTATAGCTTTTCTTTGGACACTGATACTGGGATGTATAACGCAGGTGCTAATGACATTGGTTTTAGTGCGGGCAATGAAACAAGGCTCACACTTTCAGATAGCGTGAGTTCTGGTGCTACTTTTTCAGACCCGAATAACGCGATGCGACTCCTCATTGATTCGGGTGTGGGTTCTTCATTCTTAAGGATACAAGCCAGCGATGGGGTAGGGACAAGTGATTCGGTAATAGAATTCGGCGATGCGGCAGATGGGGATTCTGGCCGTCTTTACTACGACCATTCTACTGATAATTTCAATTTTTATGCTGCTACGGAATTACTTGTATCAATTTCAGATGGGACAACAAATTTTAACAATACAAATGGTGCAAACACTTTAGTCGTAACCGGAAATCAGGGTGGAAGCATACTTCGTTTGGATGCTAACCACACAACTCCAGGTGCGGCAGATTCCATACTTGAGTTTGGTGATACCGCCGATAACGATGTAGGTCGAATATTTTACGACCATTCTGCGGATACAATGAGCCTTATAACTAGTGCTGCTACTAGAATGTCTATATCGAGTTCTCTCGTTACAATCAACCCGGCTCAAACTCAATTCCCCGTAGGTAGCGCAGGAACACCTTCGATATATTTTAATGGTGACACTCAAACGGGTTTATTCAGGAGCGGGACTGCCGTTAGGGTTTCTGCTGGTGGCTTGGAAAGATTTGCATTCGGATCTAGTCGGAATTTATTTATTGAACCGATGCACGGTCCAAACGGAGATGTGGTATCTCCTACGTATTCCTTTAATCTTTCCCAAGATAGCGGTTTAGCCCTACCATCAGGGGGTGGCATAGCACTGTATTTCGGTGGAGCAACTACGTTTTTCGGGACGGCTAACGATACCTTTCTTAAATTTGATGCCTCTACCTTTGCCACCACTGTTTGCGCCAATGCTAGTTCTGGGCTTGTTTCGGTAGATAACTGTTCGTCATCCATACGGTATAAAAAAGACGTTGTGGACATACCAGATTCTGAGTCGGAAAAAGTATGGGATTTGCGGCCAGTTCGGTATACATGGAAGGAATCGAACGAGATGAACTATGGCTTTGTTGCAGAAGAGGTTCACGAGAAAATTCCACTTCTTACCTACTATGCAACAGAGGGCAAAGAGGATGGGACCTTGGAAATAAAAAAAGACGCTGAAGGAAACAACTTAATTGAAGGTGTCCATTACACGCACATGACAGCGTTATTGCTAGCTGAAATGAAAAAGTTAAGAACTAGAATCGAACAATTGGAGGCAGAAAAATAATGGCACTACAAAAAACGGTAACATCGGGGCAAGGCGTAAGCGCAGACTATCACCGAATCTCTGACATAAAATTCTATCTGTCAGATGATTCAAATCCGAGGGTATTTATCGAACTAGCCCTGTATAAAGACGCAGCGGCTAGGTCAGGGGGAAGTTCCCCTTTAGAAAACACTCAAAATATAGTCGAAGGCGCAGATTACACATCATACTTCGCACCCGCTGTTCTTGACGTGGTGAACCAAAACCCACTTGAGCGCGCCTACGTTTACCTGAAAACCTTGACGAATCCAGTAGACTTTACCACTGGAACAACGGACGTTTAATGCCAGAATTGCGTATAAATGATTTTACGGGTGGTGAAACTGACAGTTACCGAGATGGTAACCCTAAGTTTTGCCAACGTGCGTTTAATATGTATTTTACCGACCAAAAGGGGATGCGCCCAAGGGAGGGTTTCGGCCCATTAGGCCCGTCTGACCAGAGGCCCTTTGGGTCGCAAAGAATAGATAAAGTGTGGCACCATCGCATAAGCAGGCAAACTCTGAGCGGTTCCTTTAACCGGGCTAGGACTTTTGAGACTTTTATATCAAGCAATCGAGCGGTAAGAAGGAACGACCAGGAAAACCCAGGATGGGAAGTAGTAGAGACGACGACTGGGGAGAACAGGGCGCAATTTGTCACCCGGTATCAGGGAAATTACGTGAGATTAAATCAGAACGAATTTATTCTGATTTCTTCACTCTATTACCCATTAAAATTTTACAGGGAATCCTCGGTGGGTGAATGGAAGTACGTTTCTTTGGGTCTGCCTAAGTATAGGCTCAATCTTAGTTCTACGTACAACCCAGGCGGGAATAATTGGACTTACGCTCTTGTTTTAAAGGCTGATTATAATCTATATGACCAGGGCATATCTCTAAGCATAGACAAGATAGTACGGAGTGCTCCTGTATTCTATGAGGCATTAAGTAATGACGGTATCGTACAGATAAATATACCGACCTTTAGCAATGCCACTTTGGCAAATTACACAGACAACCAATCCAGAATTGTGAGTGGCGAAGCTTTTTTCGATTATTCAAATATAGTCTGGGAAATATACCGCACCGTAGATGATGGTAATATTTTCTTTAAAATAGGAGAAGCCGCTACGAATGGCGGTACTCCTACTTACTTAGATAATGATTTAGATTCTGCGATTGTGTCGGGCGAACTTCTATACACGACAGGCGGCGTACAGCCGAATGAAATGGTTAATTCCAGGATAGAGTATGCGACCTTTGCCAACGACACACTTTGGCTGGCGAGTACGGCAGCAGTTTGGCAAGCAAAAGTTGGGATACCGGACGCTAACCCAGGCTCATTTAATATGACCATTCGAGAAGGCGAGTACGTTACTGGCATTGAAACGCTGGATATTTACCCGATACTTTTCACAGATAAGGGCGTGTACCGAATTGAGGGAATCGTAGATGATTCTGGAAACGGAACTCATAGACTGAGGACGGTTTCTGAGGAATACGGCGCTCTCTCTAATAAAACGACTATCAAGGCGAATAACAAAATCCTATTCCTGTCCACTGATGGGATATACGAAACAAACGGATTCACAGCTAGGAAGGTCACTGGACACTATGACGAGAGATATCTTGACCTTGTAGATGTTCGTGCTCTTGACGAGTCAAACGTAGAGCTATACGGGTACGCTATTGCCGATGCCTGCTACGACGAAAAGAATCAAAGGGCGCATTGGTTCTTCCCCAATGAGGGTGGTAAGTATCTGAGAAAGGTTTTAACCCTACACCTCAACTATCCGCACGAAGAAGGCTACGCGATAACTTCGGGCTCTGTCAGCCACGACGTAACTTCTGTATCGGCGATCGACGGGGACATATATTTCACCTCCTTAGACGGTTCTGTACTGAAGCAAGATTCAAACAGAACTTATGATTTCCCTATTTCCGCTGGCGGGGCCAATGTCCCTATAGCTTGGAATTGGTATTCGTCTGTGATGTCTTTTGGAACATCTATGAAAAGGAAATGGTTCACCCGTTTGCTCTTGGGGGTTAAGCCTCTTATCGGTTCGACTTTCTCCTTTTCCATAGCAAGCGCGAGAGATGAAAGTGATGATTTCCGTCTCTTGAATCCCGTAGATGAAACCGGCATAACTTCAAAAATTAAATTCCTGAAGCGTTGGTTTACAAAAGGGACATTACGTTCCTCGACTCGCCAGTTATATATTTCAGGAGATACGGCGAATACAGCCCAGCGTCCTGAGATCAGTGAAATTACGATCATGTTCAATGCCCCTGGCGAAGGCCACACAGAGAGCGGGGTGGAGCCGTGACCGAGCCGAAAGTAGAATTTTTTCTCCGTGAAATAAATGACCGTCCTACGCAAGAGCAATTTGAGCAATTAAGAGCGTGGCACGAGTTCAGAGAAGATAATGCGTACCCATCTGTAAAAACTTTTACGGGTACGCTAGGGCACCAAGAAGAAAGGTATCTGTACGTGGATGGATTCGTATACGGGTATAGCGGCATGACTCAAAATCAGAGTTTGTCATACTGGGCTCCTATGCTTTATTCCGTAGCATTTCCTTCCGGGCAGTGTTTTTTCGCTTTAGAGCAGGATAATGAATTTGGAAACTACGTTAAAATACGCTGCCAAAATGTCAGTAACACTAAGTCGCTAGGCTACCGCGTAACGCTGTTCTATAGGGGAGCTTAAATTGGCCATTACCAAGCAATATTGGACAGCCCAAAACATCTTGGATCGCGTAAAAGATGAGTTGGACCTAACCGAAGAAACTTTCGTAGATGACGAGGAATTGATTCGCTACTGCAATGCGGCAATCGACCGGGCAGAGCAAAAGATTATTGGCATACACAAGGATTATTTCTTATCTAGCGAGAGTCTTTTGACGCTCACTTATAGTAACTTAGATATTGGACCTGTTGAAATAACCGGACTCGATCCAAACGATGTGGTTCTTTTCGGCGGGCCATGGCCTTCCGATGTTCTGGCAGGGGATGAGATATCACTTCAGTCTGAGTCGTACGACACTTGGTATACGATCTTAAGTGTATCCGGGGACACGTTGGTAATTGACGGCGACCCATCCGTAGGCGCTGGTCAGGGTTTTCAAATCCGCCACAGAGGTTTAACTTCAGGCCAAAGAAGATACACCCTTCCGCCAAATATATACGCGCATAAGATTCGCCGTGTCGTGTATGCGAACGGAAGCAGGGTTTATAAAATTACGCGCCTACAGGACTGGAAAAAATTCGAGATTAAAGCGATCTCAGATATAAATAGCGGTTCGGGCTGCTATGAGTATTTCCTGACAAATGACACCCCAGGACAGCCGGAAATGCTATTTGTACCTTCCCCTTCGGAAACCGGGGATTCGGTGACTGTATGGTACATAAGACAGGCAAACCGCTTTGTTTTCCCTGTTGCCGATCCAAACAATATCTTAGACATCCCGGAAGCGTTCAATTACGTGGTAGAATTTGTCAAGATGAAATGCGATATTAAAGAAAAGCGTTTACACGGCCAGGTACAAAGCGGTGACTATCCTGAGGTGTTACTTGAAATGAATGAAATGATCGGCGTTCTGCAAGAGATTGTACCAGACGCCGAGAATCTAATAGAGCCTGATTTTTCAGCTTACGAGGAGCATAGTTAAAAATGGGAATAGAAATTCCAAACTTGGCGTCTCAATGGAATAGAAAAGAGGGACTCTTTGCTGGTCCTGGTAACGGCGGCGGCGGCGGCAGCAGCGGCAGCAATAGTAATGGTTATTCCTTTGATCCCACCATGGTTAACAATAACCTTAATACTGGATACCTAGATCAACTTAGGGGTATGGCTTCTGAGGATCCGATGAGCGGCCAATGGATGCAAGGACAAATGGAAGCCGAGCGCATTAGGCAGGCCGGTGATTTGGACGCATTGCAAAGCCAAGGCGCTTCTTCGCTGGCTACGCAGCAGGGACAAATGGCTATGCGCGGCGGGCTTACGTCGGGCGCGACGGAAAGACTGGGATCCCAGAATATGATGGCTGCGTTACAAGGGCGATCGAATTTAGCTAGGGGAGCCGCAGGTCGGGAGGCGCAGTTAAGATCATACGGCGATCAACGCCAGAGAGATCTTGTAGGGCAGTTAGGGCAGGCTGAATTAGGGGCCGCAGGTTATGGGTCAAGAATAGATCAATACAATGCTGCGGCCAAGGATCAGGCGGCAAGGGATGCGATGATGTCACAAGCCATAGCAAGCCAAGGCGCTGGTCAGGGGGGTGACGGTTCGCCATGGGGTAGTATGATGAGCGGATTACCAGGCGGCGATTTTCTTACTCAAGATATTGGCGGCACTGGGATACAGGCTGGCGATCTAATGGGCGGACCTGTTTATACTCAGGGAAGATCT